CCATCACCTCCTGCGCGTTGCCGATAAACAAATCAACGTCCTTCCCGGCATACCGCTTCGCGCCCATCGCCCAGTTCACCGCTTCCGCCTGGGTTGCCATATCGTCAACACTCAACCCCCGGTCAGGATCGACAAACCTCACACGTTGTTCCTCCGGTAACCCGGCAGTAAATCGTTCGACCACTGCCTCGCTTGCTAATTGGTGATCGGGTGTCTCTTTGATCCTCAACCGTAGATCCGCGCTTGGCACTCCTCCTCGACTTATCTCTACCCGGGCAAGATTGCTCAACGCTTTGGCACTGTACATCCCGGCGGGTGCCGCAAATGTTCCAATACCCAGGCCCGCCGCCCATCCGGGATTATTCGGATCAGTCGGCATGAACGATCCCAAACCTGCACCCATACCAGCACCCACGGTAGCGGTGTCCGCCAACTTGCCTGCCTCCTGCAAAATCCTGTTCGCCACCCGGTTGTCGTAAGTGACAAACTGCTTCGCCACCTCCTCGCGCATCGGGCGCGTCTTCGCCACCGTCCCGAGTCCGCTCATTCTGACCGTGTTGATCCTGGCAGCCTCCGCTGCGCCTCCTATGCGTTGTGCGGTCTTTTCGGCAGTCTCACCTATGCGGGAGAGGTTCTTAAACGCCAAACCTCCTGCGCCCCCCGCTGCCGCCCCGGATAACACATATTCTAACTCCCGACCTTCGGGCGCGGCAAGATAACCACCACCCACGCCGACCACTGTTCCAGCTATCGGTGCTTTCTCGAAAAACTTTTCCCCCGCCTGACCAGACCACTGCATCCCGCGCCCAAGCATCTCCCCGGCTTTGCCGCTGCCGCTAACAAACGAAGTGATCGGGGTGGCAACACGTTGACCGACTTCTTTTAATGCTTTACCTCCCGCCGCACCGATCTTGGTGTTCGCCGCTTTGCTGGCTGCCGCCATTACTTGCTTGGCATACTTGTTGGTGACCTTCGGGACATGTCGCATTCCCGCCGCACCGACCTTCGCCAAACCACCACCGACCAGGTAGGTCGGATCGAAAATTAAACTGAGCGAGTCGGCTACCTCGGGATCGATGCCGTCATCGTATACCTCGGCCAACTCTTTCGCCCCAAACATCCGCGCCACATCGCCCATGCGTGACTTCCGTAATTCCAACTGGCGGAATATCTGATCACCGAACTCCGCGTATGCCTCGTACTCAGCTTTGTTCTCCTCCTCCTCGGTGCGGAACGGCTTGGCAGTCCACCGGCCAACACCTCCGCCAATCATCCTCAAGCCTTCCATGGCGGCGAGGAACGACTCCGGGATATTCGCTGATGCTTCCATCACGCCTTCTTCTTTTATCTTACCGGGGATCTTGGTGAATCCTCCCGCAAGATGCGTCACGGCATCCTTCGCAACCCGCCACCAGTCGCCGCCTTCGTTTTTCTGCTTGAGCCACTCGTCGTAGGTCATGATCCCACGCTCGTTGTGAGTCATCCTGCCGGTGTCTTTTTCGTACTTCGGACGGTGGAGACGTTTACCGCTATCACTGTAAACCGGGAGAGAGACCTGTTTGCCGTGACGATCATACTCGGTGACCATCTCCTCGAACTTTTCGACCTCCGGTGCTGGTGAAACCGGTTCAAGTTCGTCAATAAAATCAAACGTCTCAAGTTTGCTGGTATCTTGAGTGGTCGATGGCAGCGGGGCGGGCGGCGCAAACCGATCTTCAACAAACTTGAATGTTTCAGGCATCAGAGGTTCTTTAGTTCGTCCTCGCTTGTGCGGAGTGCCTCCCGAAGCTGCTTGAGATGCTTCGACGCTGCCGAGGCCCGTCGATCTGCGGGCGGAAGCTGCTCTATCGTGGCTTTCAGAAATTCAATTCGACGTTCCAGGATTGGTCTACGATCCGTGGGCGCAACCGCTTTTTCTGCCTCGGCTAACGGTGGGAAATCTGCGAGGTGTTTGGTGCTCCAAACTGAAAAATCTTCAATCGATTCAGCGGGCCTCGGCGCAGGCGCAGGAGGTGCCTCCTCAACTGTCTCCTCAGTCGGAGGATTGACGTTGATCTCTTTATATTTATCAGTGCCTTTCAGGTGTACTTTTACCCGACCATCCGGGCCTGCAATCTTCCGTGCGGCTGCCGCTTGCTCGGTGTTAAGCTCAACGCCCGAATTGCCAAAACTTTCGACCTCAATTACTGCCGGTTCCTCGTCTTCAACGCCGAGTAGTTCACTGCTTTGTTTTTTTACGTCTCTGAGTTGATCGAGGTAACCCGAGACGTTCTTTCTGCTTTTCGCCAACGTGGATAGTTTGTTTTCAAATCCACGCGCCACCATGTCCATCGCCGCTTCGGTAAGTGCTTCGTTTACTTCTTCCGGGGTGTTCAGATTACCAATCGTCTTGGAATACATGGCGACATCTTGGTCAGTCAAAACGCCAACCTCGTTAAACACACCTCGCGCCAAACCGGGAATGATCTTGGTGATCTGCGCTTTGATCAATAGTGCTTTATCGTCAAGACCCAGCCCCGATTTGAAATTCCTCCACATGCCAGATATTGGCCCGGTTGTCTCGCCTTCAATTAGTTTCGACAACTCGCTCAACCGGTCGGTCGTGAACTTGTATTTATCCAGACCATCCGTCTCGCTTTGACTAGGTGAGTCACCCCACACACTGGATGCCCCGACAATCTTCTCGTTGTCTTTAGTTGCTATCGCTTGATCAAAAAATTTCTTTCGCTCGATGATGTATCTCTCTCGTACTCCAGGTGAAAGTTCGCTTGGCTTGGAACCAAAAAACTGCGACATGCCGCCGCCACCGTATTTTGACTCAGCCTCTCTGCGCTTACGTTCAATCGCTTTCTCAAAGTTAGCATCCTCCATCCGGTTGGTGTCATCAACCGACTCGCCGGTCTTCTCGTCAATAACTTGATCTTACGTTCCTGCGCTTTGAAAACAGGATAGCCTTCTTTCTCCTCAAACTGGTTTGAGAAGTTCTCGTATTGCTTCCAAGTAGCCGGGTCTCGAAGAATGGTCGGCTCAACGGATGACTTCAAACTCGAATAATGCTCGCGACCTTCGGGTGTAGAAAAGTCGATTTCCCCGGAGGCGACTGCGGCGGGAAGATAGTCAACAAACTTATCTTTTGCAGTTTGTGCCGCCAACTGATCGTCCAGTGCTTTCTTCCGCTGCGCCTGCTCGAACTTGAACTGAGTCCGCAACATGTCCAGACGCTTGCCCGCCATCGCGTTATTGACGGCACTGTTCCAGATCGCCTGGCCCGCTCTTACTCCACTCGCAAATGCTGATCCTGCGCTCATTTTAAAATCCTCCGCCGCCGCCGCCGCCGCCGGTCGAGGTCTTCTTGTCTCCCCCAAACCAGTTGTTCGCTGCGTAATTTCCAAACGCCCCACCCATACCACCCGCTGCCATGCCGAGTAACTGGTAGCCAATCGGTTGCTGGTTGGCGGCATAGTTCATCTGCTGGTTGTAACTGTTCATGGCAAACTGCTGACCTTGCGCCCCAGCGTTTGGATTCAGGCCGACCCCCGACTGAATGCCCATCGGATTGAACGGACTTGCGCCTTGTTGCGCCCCACTCAATTGACCGAACTGGGCGACCGGCGTTGTACCACTCAGGAAACTGGCGGCATTCGCCAGTCGTTGCTGGCGCATCCTCCACGCCGCGTCTCCCACCGATAAAGCCTCGGCTGCCGCCGCACCCGATCCCAGGACATTCCCCCGGGCAGTCTGTGCCGCCTGCTCCGCCTCAGTCACCTCTCGCCTCATGCCGGGCGCAAGTTCGTAACCCCGCTCAAGATCGGCTAACGCTGACTTGCCAAGTTCCTCGCGGACTGCCGTACCCGTGGGATCGCTCAACTCCAGTTCTTTCTTTCGTTGGGCGACAAAACCCGGCCCGTACTTCTCCTGGACATCGAGCATCGACTTGGCCATGAAATCAGCAGCTTCCGCCCCGAACTCCATCTCCTCCCGGGTTGCGTCCGCATCCGAGATCCCATCAAAATCATAGGTGACCTCCCGAAGATCTGGCACCAACTTGCCCGACTCGTCCCGCTTCAAAACCATGTCGCCATCGCGAAACGTGGGTACGTTAACCGTAACCGACTTGCCGTACTTCATCGCATTGGCAATGAGTTTCTGAACGGCGGCACCTTCGATGTCCGCCCATACGCCTGCCTGGTTCGCTGACGCGAGGTTAGCGGGATCGGCGGGATCTGGATCTGAATACATTCCCATAACTAAAATTCCTCCTTCAAAAATAACTCCCGAACTTTTAAACTAATGTTTCTCATATGATCGTTTCCGCCGGTCAAATACGCCACCAACAACGCCAACTCGGTCAACTGGTCGCGTATCACTAAAGCATAATTTCTTCGCGTTGTGTCTTTCTCCATCCAGTCATTTGAATCAATCCACGCATTTAGACTGGTCAAATGCAACGGCAACAACGCCGACTTGTGCGTGTGGAAAAATACGTTGCTCGGCAAATCGACTAACAGCAGTTGAGCCAGACGATAACTCTTTTCGCGCACCCACTTCTTCGGTTCGTCCACCAGGTCATCAATCAAACGCGCCGACCCGGCGATAATCGAAAGATACCCCCAGGCCGCCTCATTTCCGTTGGCGCAAAGTCTCATCGCTTCATGTACTTTCTCGTCATAGGTCAAGACTCCACCCCCACGCTATTGAGAAATCCGCCCGCATGGATGGATCGCAGTGCGAGATATTTGCTGTCGCTCCCCGCCTGCGCGGATTGCTTGAAATTGAATTGTAACTCGCGGAACTCCGGGTACTGAGTCATCGAATATCGGAACCGCGTCACCGCACCACTGCCAAGCGTCGATGGCAGCGTGAACGTCAGGCGTAACTCTCCCGATCCGGTGTCCAGTTCATCCGCCAGGTTTTTATCGGCCTCGTTATCCAGCAATACCCCGATATCGATCATCGCATCGCTACGGTCGAACTCGAACTCAGCGAACTCCGCGCCCTTCGCTGTCATCTGTTCGCCAAACGTGAATGCGCGGGTGATTGCCTCCCAACCGGTGTCTTTAAATGTCGTTGTGGTCTTGTCCTGGAAATCTGTATCGACGAGGTTGATGTCCTCCATGAAATCGCGGAACTGAAGCGGGTTGCCGATCTTGTCCAAGCTAACCAAAAACGGTTTTCCTCCGGTGAACTGAGTCACCGCGTAATCGACCGGATTGACGTAGCTCGACTCGACTCCCGATGAAATTGTTACCGCACCGCGCCATACGCCCATCCACGATTGCGTGTTGGTGTTGTAGACGAGTGTCGTATCGTTGGTTGTGCTGGAACCGGTCGGGACACTGAGGATGTAACGTCCTCGCCAAAAAATTCCTGTCGCTTTCTCGGCCTGCGCCCAGTTGATCTGGTCGATCACGTTCTGGATCGGGTACGAGATCACACCCACATCCGATGCGACCATGGTCTCCTCCATCGTGCGGCGAATTGACCGAACCCCGGTTCGCGATAGATAAAACAAGTCTTCGCCAACCTGGGCTATCGATCCATGACTCAAACACCCACTCGATGTCGAGATAGTGCGGATCTTGAACGTGCTTGCCGCCGGGACAGTCGGGCTTGCAGTCGCAGGCACCGGGTTGGTGTCTATGACGTAACAACTATTCTTGCAGAACACCACCACGTTGAAACCAACCCAACTCGCCAAACCGGTGATCGGATCTCCGAGACCGACTTTGAATGCGTTGGCAGCCGGGAAGACGGTTGCATCACTTGAGTCTGGAAGAATGTCCGAAACATAAACCTGGTTGTCGCTTGGTTGAACTGCGAAAATCCTAAAATTGTTGTTGACTAGATGCTTGGAATTAGTCGGGCCATCTGGGCATTCTGTAACGGCCCACGCCCCACCCGTCCATTCCACCTGACCGACTCGGTCGTTTGTAACGTGACTCGCGTAAAACAACTTGTCCGCCACCTGGCAACTGTCCACCTGAGCGGTTGTGCTGTTTGCTTTTGCCGATCCAATCGTCGTAACCGTCTCACCCGAATCAACCCCGTAGATGTTCGAGTTAACAAACGCAACCAGTGACTCTTTCCCACCACCTGCTGTACTCGCGTCTGTATCGAAATAGGCCAAGCCTTGGGTGTTCGTGGAAGAAGATGTACCCACCAAATCGGCAAACCGATGGAACCCACGCCGGGATTTCAGTATGCCGTTCTTTTCAGTGTCCAGGTCTTTGAGAAACTCGGCCTGACTCTCGTTGAGGAGGTTCTCGCGGAAGTTGCTTATCTGCCCACCAACGAAACTCGCCTGACGGTCGTATTGAACCGGGTCATCGAGTCCATCGTTGTAGTAGACTGGCATGATTTAAAATCCGAAGTCATTTCGAGTATAGCCCATCCCGTAAACGTCCGGGATGAGTCTGACTTCTTTCGCACTCTGGTTGTTCTCCTGATCCCGCGCCACTTGCATCAAACTGTTCGCCTGCTGAATCTCAAGCTGCGCTTTACCGAATTGACGCGACCGTTTCAACATGTCGCCAGTCGCAAAATGTATCAGCACATTGTCGATGCCGCTGATCATCGCCGTGTCGTAATTGCTGACCATCGGCTTGATCTTTTTCTTGCCAACGATGTACAGGTTGACCGGACTTGCCGCATCATACTTCGGACGCTCGAAAAACTTCACCCGCTGAAACTTGCTGACGTTCTCCCACTCGGGCCAAAAGAACGTATTGCTGGGTTCCGTAGTCGCACGAACCTGCACATATCCGGTGGTAGTCTCTTTGCTGAGTGAATGAATCGCTGACCAAGACTTCGTGCTGGTCACACTGCTGGCAAGCGTCACCGTCTCTTTCTGAATGAAATATTCATAGGAAGCTAGTTCGCCAATAATCGTG